TCAGCCGTAGCTGTATCAAGGTCAACGCCTAAACCTGTACCTGCAAATGCAAGTAACTGCTCGTTGCTCAAACCCGTAGTATCGTAACCTAACCCGTCTAGGTACGATCTAACATCGGCAGTGTTAGTTATGTCGCTTTCTACTTGGGTTTTACCCTGCGCATCAGTTCTAGCGCCGGTCATATCTACTAGGCCATCTAAGAAAGTGTCGTAAACACCGTCGTCTATCTCTTCTTGGGTAAGTGATCTACCTAACTCAGTTTCTAAATCAGCTATAGCTTCGTCACGTGTGTACTGTTTAGGGGCTAAGTAGCCAGCTATACCTGCATTGTTGTTTAAGTAATCGGTAATCTCTTGTGAAGTAGGGGTGTAGTCCCCAAACGCATCTTTGGTATCGTTTCGTTTACCTTGTACAAAAGCATCTATATTTGCATTGTTGTTTAGATAATCAGTAATTTCTTGTTCGCTAGGGTTGTAGTTCCCAAACGCATCTTTGGTATCGTTTCGTTTACCTTGTACAAAAGCAGCTATACCTGCATTGTTGTTTAGGTAGTCGGTAATTTCTTGTTCGCTAGGGTTGTAGTCCCCAAACGCAGCTTTGGTATTGTTTCGTTTACCTCGTACAAAAGCAGGTATACCCGCAATGTTGTTTAAGTACGCATCGACAGTAGCTGCATCAGGGTTGTATCCTGCATCAATAAATTCTTGTTCTACTCTAGGTTTTACAGTGTTCGTTATAAAGTCAGGAATGCCTGCGTTGTTAGTTAAGAACTGTTCAACTTCTGAGTCAGTAGGCGTGTACCCCGCGTCGATAAACGCTTGTTTTGTGTCAGCAAGTTGCTGTGTAGCATCGTTCTCTGCGTCGTATACTTCTTTTAGCCTAGTAACTTCGGTTGCTATAGCTGCACGTTGTGTAGCATCAAAGTCGGGGCCACCTTCTCCAGTAAAGCCCATACCCATTATCGCTCGGTATATGCCATCATCAGAGTTGTAGCTTATATCCAACTCTGCCAAGTAGTAAGCTAACTCCATTGGACTAAGGGTTTTAGCGTTGTTTGCGGCAGCGAGGTCACGTCTAGCTTCTAGTATTTCTGGGTCGTTTATCCACTGCGTGTCCGTAGCACTACGTAGGCGCTCTAGCTGTGCTGGTGTAGGTGTGATGCCGTATCTATCTTCCATTAACTCAGTACGGTACGCATCTATACCTGCGTTTAGTCTTTCTAAGGCAGAGCCTTCGGCACCTTCACCTAATTCAAAGTGTTTGGCTATGATGTCAGCCATCTCTTGGTTAGGTACGTTCTTACCTTGCTCCGCGTCCCATGTCATGTTTGACATGCCGAATCGCGTAATTAGAACAGCTTGGGCAGTACCATTACTAAGCGTAGTACTAGCCTCTATACGAGCATCTTGGTTCCTTTTTTGTTGTTCTGCGTACGTCGTAAACTCTTCTACAGGGTTGGTACGGCCCTTAAACGCATTCGCATTACTTGCGGTTACTTCAAAGTCAGTTACGCCAGCGTCATCGAGTATGTTCTGGAACGTAGTTATCCATTTAGCCTGCGCCGCATTGTTAAGTGCAGCAGTATTCGATACATATCGGCCAGTGAGCGAGGGTTGGGAACTCCAAGCCGTGGGGTTAGTCCCTAAAGTAATACCCTGTTCACTTATGTAGGCGTCAACTTGAGCGTCAAAATCAGAGTCTTCTCTGGACACGCCAAGGCTACCAAATTCGCTTATAAATGACTCTTCAACTTGTGCTCTAGTAAGCTCATATTTGGATGCGTTTCGTAGCAGTTGATCTAAACTTGAAGACCCGCCCCATTGCGCGTTAAGATAAGCGCTACCATTTGCCGCGTGCGACTCTTCTATTTTTTCTAAGAAATACCTATAAGCTCCGGTATCCTTATTAGATAGCACTTCGTCCAACTGCTGTATTGCTAACTCTTCTGCGGTTGCTACAGGTGGTGGTGGGGCTACCGGGTTGTCCTCTAAAAATTGGCCCGTGTCGGTAAATATATTACCAAACCCTTCTTGTATAACTGAGGAAGTTCCTAGAGTTAGCTTACTGTCTATATCAGCTTTGTTAGCGTTGTAGTAAGCCTCCGCTTGTCCTTCTGTAAACCCATGATCACTAACTAAATACGCTTTAAACTCTTCGCCAGTAAATTTGTCATCCTGCATCCGGGTAGTTATTCCGGCTATAGCGTCTTCCTTGGTAATCCCCGCAGCAAACGCCCCAGACAATGCTCTTATGTCCGCTTGGGTAGCGTACTGTAGACCTGCGGCTTGCGCAGCGGCGGTTACATCACTTGCCAGTATTACGTATGGGGCAGCATACTGAGTTACCGCAGTAGTTAGCGGCATACCTAAGTCAGTTTTTAGCCCAGTAAAACCGGCTAGTTCCGCTTGTGTAGGAGTATATCCAAGTATTTTAAATTGATCCGCCACTTCAGTAGAACTATTATAAGCCGCATCGTCAATTTCGTTTAGGAAATCGCTGTACGCTGGATTATCGTACTCTACCCCTATAGAACCTAAAAACCCTGTTGCCGCGTTTAAAGCTGTTTCGTCAGTCCACTCTAATAACTTTTGCTTTTCTTTTATTTGTTCCATCGCGTTGCTAACAAGGGGGTTAAACATAAGTACGTTAGACGCGCCAGTTCCAGATAAGTCGTTATTAAGCCCGTTTGAATCTTTATTGACTTCTGAATTGGTATTAATATAAATACCTGAGCCTGCACCGACAAGGGAGGTACCCGCGCCGATTGTACCCTCTATAAATATGCCCGCCCACATAGCATCAAATGCTGACTGGCTAATTTCCCAGTCTTTATCTACATTTTTGTTTATCCATATATTATCGCCTAACGCTAATAAGCCCTCGTCTGCCCCGCCTGTGGCACCTTCTTTTAACGCTATCGTTGTGGTGTCAATTACCCTGTCAGAGGCGGCGTCCCACATACTGTTAAATACTTTATTTTGTCCTGTGCTTGTGCCAAGTAATGCTTCTTCAGCGGCTAGCTTACCCATGCCCATAAGAAGCGCTAATGTGATCCCTTGTCGTGTGGCACTCTCAAGCCCCGCAGTAGCGGCNTTTCTATCGGCTATTTCCGCTACCTGCTCGTCTGAATACTTCCTAACCATAGAAGGAGGATCAGTTATAAAACTTAACTCTTTGANGGCCTTATACTGCTGAGTAACTAGTTGGCGTACGAGGTCTGATTGACCTTCATAAGCTGCACCCATGGCAAACGTTACGTCTACACCTGCACCTATCCCTAACGCCGCTTTTTTCGCCACTAAGTTGTTGGCTATGTTGTATGCTCTTGCGCCAGTTGAGTAAGCAAACCCACCCACTGCACCCACCGCAGTACCCACCGCAGTGCCGGGAATCCCGAGTATCTTGCCCCATTGAGCACCTACGACAGCACCTGCGGCTGTACCAGCGGCTATGGCGGGTGCCGACTCAAGTATCTCTTGTAGCAACATGTCATACATAAACGACGTAGGTGCAGCTCTATATGATCCAAGTACCATTAACATAGAGTTGTTTGCTTGTGCGCTTAGTAATTCTTTGCCTTCTAAACCTTCTTCGTTGACGTAATAATCGCGGCGTATTTTATTACCTGAGCCGTCTACTATAAACTCTCCCGTGGCAGGGTCTTTTAAGAACTCGCCAAAGTTCCGTATGTACTTATCCATGTCTTCTCTAGCGGCTTTTAACTCCGCCGTAGTATATGAGGTAGCCATAGTTTCTAAGGCTTCAGCGCGGGCCATGAGTTCAGGGTCTACCGCCCCACCCTCACTTGTTGTCAGTCGCTCCCAATACCCTTTTAAACCTGCATATTGCTTTACTACTGCTGCGCTAGCGTTTAGAACTGTGGCGTATTCATCGTTAAGCCCAAACAAGGCTTCTCTTCTTTCTTGTTCAGACAGAGAGTCATCGTCCTTCGCATTTTGTAGGGCTTCTGCACGCGCCGCTGCTAACTCACGTACTTCACTAGGTATATACGTAACGTTGTTAGAGTCCGCGTAAACTACAATCTCTTCCATGGTAGCGCCAAAATCACCGCTAAAAAGAGAATTAACATTACTTAGGTACGCGTTAGGGTCTGTGTATCTTTGGTTTTCTAGGGAGTTACCTGCTACATCCTTAGAACCTGTTGTACTGTCCCACATAGTACTGGTAGGTATTGAAGATTCTAAAACGTAAGTGCCTGTAGCCACGTCAAAAGTTTGTTTTGTATTGCCGTCTATAACATCTTCCCAAGTAACTCCGTCGCCTAACACTGTGTCGGCGTTGTTCCAGTCCTTGGCGGAGTCGTTATTAAACGAAGTGTACGTGTCTAACAAAGTGTCTATGGAAGCTATATCAGGACTAAAGTTCCAAGTAGTTATAGAACCATTTGCGTTGTGTTTTTGCTTACCATTTAAGGCTTGTAGGGTGTCTTTAGTCCTTTCCAAGTTTTCTAAAGAACCATCTATGTCCCTCAAACCGTAGTTAAGCGCGCCGTTACCACTTATTAGATAATTTATGTCTTCCGTAGACGCCGATACATTCCAATCAAAAGCCCCCGCATTAAGACTACGAAGTATGTTTGCCGCTACATCGGCATTGTTTACGTTTAGGTTTACTTGGACAGCGGCAGACCCCGCGTTAGTAGCTCCTATACTACCTTGGTCGGTGACGAACCCGCTGTTAGTTAGACCTAGGCCGTTGACTAGAAGGGCTAAATCAAATGATTGGTTGTTGTATGCAGCGTCGCTTACTTTAGGTACAGCTTTAGGGTTATATACTGCTGGTATTTGCCCGCCTAAAGTATTCTCGCTTGATAGCGCTGATATTGCTCCAGTCTGTATAGCCGACACATAGGCGTCTTGGTTGGTAAAGTAGTTTTGTTTAGACCCAACAGCAAGGTAATGTTGCGCTGCTTCTGAACGTGTAAAACTACCCCCTGTTTCTGCCATGTTGTAGTTTTCAAAATACCAGTCGGAGTCAAAATTTTCATCCATGGCGACTGCGACAGTTAAGTTTATATTTTCTATGTCATCATCAAAATCGTTCCAGAAATTATCGGACTCTAAGCCCAAAGTTTCTTGGGTAGTTACGACATCATTCCATAGTTCGTTGTAGGTTGTTATATCTGTGGCGTCAAACCCTGTTCTGGCATTCCATTCTTCTGCCCATGTGTCGTACTCAGCCGTAGCATCGTCAAACAAGTCTATTGTTGCTTGGGCGTTGCTGCCTACAGTGTTTGCGTAGTCTTCAAGACCCTCAAAACTGGCAGTTACGCTACCGATCGCAAAATCAATAGTAAGGTTAGAACCTGGGCCGTAAGGGTCGTAATAGCCGCCCATTGAATAAGGGTCATTCCTTATTCTATTATGAGCGTTTATGCCAACCTTTCCTTCTAGCTCGGCGTTCCAATAGTTATCCCCCCGACCCGCTACGGTACCAGACGGGGGGTTTACAAGCACGACGTCACTTAGCCCGCTAATTTCATGGACGCCCTCAACATTGGGGTCTTCTCGGGAATAACTATGAATTAAATAAGTCATAAACGAGTCGCTGTATTCGTAGCCATTGAGACTACCGCTAATTTGATCAGACTTCTCTGCGATCCATTCAGCGTTGTCGGTTTCCCATTGTGCGTAATCCTCGTCGCTAAGCGCCATGCCTGAGTCGCCACGACGCGTTTTCACAACTTGCCTGTATACTTCTTGCCCTACTCTAGCTTCTGGGGCTGTGCCATTCGCTTGTACGTAAGCGTCATACTCCTCCTGAGTGTAATAAGACCTCCTATATACCCTAGGAGCACTTATCCACGGCATCGTATAATCATCCCTTTCCGCGCTAGTGGCGAACATGATAAACTCGCCGCCTTCTTGCAGCTCGAAAATGCCCTCCATTAAATCTTGTTGGCCCGCTATAGCCTCATTTGCGCCTCCGTGTAACGCTAGTATCTCATCTTGCTTACCATTAGCCTCCTCTAAAGCGGCTAAAAATTCCGGGGTTGCCATAGCTTCCAAAGCATCTATAGCATCTCTATGCGCTTGCCAACTACCCTGTATCATTTTAACGCCTACCGCAAAAGTATCTCCGGCAAACCTAATTCCGCTGTCTACTGCATTTACTACCCAGTCAACCCCTTTGTTGGCCATTTCTCCTAGCGCACTTTCGTCGAAAAAATCTGACAGTTGGGCAGCGCCCCCAGCTTCTATAGCACCTAAAATATGCGCGGCAGCTTGCTCTCCAGTACCCCCAGATAACGCAGAGGACACGGCATTCTGTACGCCGCCCGTTAAAAACGCCAGATACTGGTTGCTTACTGCGCTATCGGATGATAGAAAATCTAGGCTATTGGGGGATATGGTTTCTAGTACGCCAGATACAGCCTTAGAAGTAATAATCGCGTTGGTAACGGCCTCATAAAATATGTCTTCAGTTACATCTTGCCCTTGTAGTTTGGCGTTTATGCCCCCCGCAATAGTGTCCTGTATTATGGTGGGTAACCTTTTAAATTCTCCTTCTATAGTTTCAAAATTTAGGCCATCGACCAATTCGTCAACTTTACCCATACCCATCCCTACTAACTGTGGGATAGAGGCTTCTAAAAATGGGTCAAGAAACGCGTCGGAAAAGCTATCTCCCAATACTAACGCCGTGCTAGAGGCGGAAAAACCGTCAACTAGGCCATCTAGGAGTACATCTTGGAGGAAAAAATTACTATCGGGAATTAAATCCGCGTATCCTTGGAACTTTTCACCGAATCCGCCTAGTAGTTTTCCAGTGGCGTATTGTTTGGCTGCTCCTTTTGCGATGTCTCCCCATGATACGTCTTCGTACCCGGGAAAATCCAAAGCCTTTAGCATTACAGTTTGCGCGGTATTCATCATGGGTATGACCCAACCCATACCTGTCGCCATCAAAACTATTTGCACTAGAGCTTTGATTGGGTTATCTAGGAAACCGTTTACAAAACCTTTCTGCCAATCGTATATTGGCTCGATTATGTATTCGTCAAACTTTCTACCTAGCCTACGTAAGTCATCTTCAAAGCCACCGTTAAAAGCGTAGTCGTCGAAACTGGCTAAAGCATCAGAAAGGGGATCCCAAACGTCGTGCCATCTATCACTTAACCAACTCATTCAGCCTTTCCTTTCTGCTTAATTCTTTTTTTGCCCATACTTATAAACGCTAGGTAGTCATCAGGGTTTTTATTACTTTTACCTAAAGTAACTTTAACATCTTTGTCTTTTAATTCCTCGTACATAGCTAAAAAAGACTCTGTGTACATATCGTTGTCGTATTTTATAACCCCAAAAGTCGCTTTGTTTCTTTGTAAATGACTTAAAAAGTCTACAAGGTTTGTTTTTATGTTGGGTAATACGTCAGCGTTATAGAATAAGGTAAAAAACTGGCTAAAGCTGTCTTTCTTACCTCTAGTTGTAGCGAACGCTGAGTTATTAACTTGGACTAAATCAGTGCCGGGTATAACCGCCGCAGACATGTTGTGAATCTGGTCAATAGTTTTAAGACTAGAAACGGCAGTCGTTATAATTTCAATTGGGTTTAGTTGTTGTTGTTTGCTGTCTATAAGCGGTGCTTCAACCCCCTCAAATTTATGCGTAATCAACCCGTCAATTTGTTGTCTAGTTATCTGCTGCATGCTGCGCTCCTAGTTAAGGTCAACCCATGCGCCATTAGCGTATAGTTTTAGCTTATGGTCGTCGGTGTCGTAGTATACCTGCCCATTTGCTGGAGAGCTAGGAGCAGCACTCTGCGCTGGGAACTGAACCCCGCCGTTAAGTGGCTGTGTCACTAGATCGCCTGTTTGCTGTGAGCCACCTGTAACCCTACTGTACTTTAAACCGCCGTCTTCAGAGCCGTCACCGGAGTCAATTATTTCTGTAAACAAACTGGCATACAAGATTTGCTCAGGGCCACCACTAGACAAACCACGGTCATTAGCGCCGAAGAACTGTATTTTTCCTATATCATCCCCATCATTACCGCCACTAGCACCATGTGACCGGTTTAACTTGATAATAGGGCTAGCGTCGGCACTACTCGCTTCATTATTGGATATTACTAAGTCAGCGTTTGTATCGTTACTATTTATCGTTACAGGGCCAGTATTTACTGTCAATGGAGTGCTAATATCTACACCACTAGCGTTTAGCTCGAAGCCAAGTGTAGAAGTGCCCGCCACCATTCTGGATATTTTGTACGCGCCGTCCTCTGTACCATCAGTAACATCGTCGGCTTGCGCTTCAACTTCGGCGTAGGTTACCTTTTGGTCGGCATCGTTGTTACCTTGGTACCGAATAGTACCTAAAGTATCAGCATCCGCAGGGCTAGACGAGTCTCTGTAAGAGTTAAGTACTGGGTGGTCATCGGCTCCTGTATTGGTACTTACCATATCAAAAGTCTTACCCGTCCCAAGATTTAGGGTAAGGCCGCCGTTAATAATGCCATAGGGAGCGTATGGGCTAGTAGCCCCTAGGGTAAATGTCCCCGTGTTAACTATGCTACTACCACCGTTATTAATAGTTCCAAAACCACTAGTAATAGAGCCACCATCTAACGCGCCTACAGACGTAATGTTAGTCTGGGCGGCTGTTTGTAGTGTGCCTGTCAACGTAGTACCAGTAATAGCGCCAGCGGTAAATGCTACGGCAGAATTTGTAACCGCTAAAGTGCCGCTTGTAACATCTGGAAGATATATATCGTAAGCACCATTAGCTACGGTAGCATTCGGAGTGGCGTTTAACTTAAATGATTTTTGAGCGGCATTGGGGCTGTAAAACTGCATATACCCATTACTGTATGACATTAGAATAGGATTGCCATAACCCATAACAAGACCGTAAGAGAATAGGCTCATCGCTGGGTCTTCTTGACCACCACCATGACCTAACTTAAATTTCATACAGCCTTGTTCATTACCATCAACGGGGTACTCTGTTTCGGCGTAAATTCCCGCGTATTCAAATTTCTCACTAGCATTATTCGTACCAAAGAACTTTACTGCCCCTATCTCAGAACCGCTTGCCGCAGTACCACCGTCTCGAAATAGTTCTATACTTGGGTTTTCAGTAGTGCTATTTGGGGTTGTGCTTGTAAGTTTTAATGTATTAGCGTTAACGGCAAGCTCACCATTAATTGTAGTAGCGCCAGCAGTAACCCCACCTGTAACAGTGAGATCACCATTGATAGTAGTGTCGCCTAGGTCTTGGCGCAGGTGCTCATCTAGCTGGTTAAAGTACAAGCGTAGTACGCTAAACGTGCGTTGATACAGGCTCTGATTGTACTGTGCAGGCGGTATCGGCAGAGCCGGGGCTTTAAACTTGACGTTGTTAGCCATTAGCGTCTTCCATCTGGGCGCATATCAATGCGGGGGTACCCTAACTGCCACTTAACGCCAAGGTTAGTAGACTCTACTTTCATAGACATTTGTCTGCCACGTAAGCGCGTGTTTATGTGTGTGGTGTAAGGTTCTACAGTAACCGTAGTCCCCTGCACTATTGTGCCTGTGTTACTGCCACCTTCTGACGTTGGGGTGTTATACCCAGAGCCAGAGCTGTCTAACGGGTTTAAAGTAATATCTACGCTAGGAGAGCCTTGTGTAGACCCTTGGAACGTAATATCTGGCAACATACGCCATACAAAGGCGAATTGGTGCCCATCTTGTAGGTCGAACTCAGAAGACGTAATAGAGGCAGTTATAGCCGTTGTAGTGGTAGTTTCGTTATCATCTACTCCAAATTCATGGTTTACAAGGTTTTTAGTGTATGTAGCGGCTAATGGGTAGCTACGAATACCCGAGTTCTCCCACGCAGTGCGCGCCATAGTGCCGTGGTACCATATGTTTTCTAAGTAGTTGTACACCACATACCGGTCGTTAGTTAAGGAATTAAGACTAGGGTAGAACCACCATGCCTCGTTAAATTCCTCGTTGGTACCTGATACAACTTGTAGGGCTTGCGTAGCATTAAAATCATCAAATACATGCCTATGTAGTGTACAAGGCAGGGGTTTTGTGTTGCCATCGTAACTGTAAAACTTGTCTTTACCCATCCAAAAAGCCATACCATTAGCGTAAGATACGGCATTAGGGCTAGATATAGACACGTTTTCACCTACTATTTGCGCACCCCAACCCTCTAAACCGAGTAATTGCAGTGCGTATAACGCAGCATCTGTCCAAACAAGTAGCTCTTGGCGGGCTTGCGCGGCAGCTATAATCTCGCCACCCCTTGATAAACGTAGGCTACCCGCTACATTAGTGGTAGTAGGTATCCAATCAGTTGCGTCTTCTTGGTCAGACCATCGAACTAGTAGGGGGTCTAAGGTATACGTGTCATCTAGGTACGCGGTCGTACCAAAACAAAACACGAATCGGCTAATATCTGATACCAGTACCTTGTTTGCTACGGCGGGGACATCGTATTTAAAAGTAAGGGGAGCATCATTAGACACGTTTACAGCCGTATCAAGTACGAGATTTTGTTGGTCGGTTATAGTGACTACACGAACAACACCTGCGGCTCCTGTACCCCCCACAATCATACCGACACGTATTGTGCCGACGTTATCATTTATTACTAGAGCTGTGGTAGAGCCACCGCTATCGTTGTGTTTATTAGCTGTTACTGCGTCTTTATCGTCTAGGGGCACCGCCAAAGTAGTTACTGCGTTACTCCCCCTCCAGTAGTACAACGGGCCACCACGATACGCCATAATAAGGTCTTCGCCGAAGTTAGCTTGACTCCATAACCGCATGGTAGACTCAGTAGTCAGTCCAGTACCATACACGCCGCTACCGAACTCACCGCCACCCCAACCAGCTAGCGCCGTACTTAACTCATCACCTGAGTTTATCTTGTACGTAGCTGTAATAGCGTTCCCGCCCGCAGGAAAAACCGCAGGGGAGCCACCAGAGGCGCTAGCTATAGTTATGGTGTAAGACTCGGAGTAGTCAAACGACAGCGCAACGTCTTCATCTAAGGATTTAGCGGCGCTTAACTTTATTTTGTTTTGGTCTAAATCGCCGGTAGTAACATCTAAAACGTATACTCCCGTGCCTACTCCAGTGCCCGTCACTGTCATACCAATAGCGATAGTGCCAGTATTGCCGTCTAGGGTGACTTCCTGACTGCTCGAAGTGGTTGCTGCGACGTTTGCCGAGGCTTCGTTGCCATCGTTAACCGTTATTTGAAATTCATTACTTAGTAGGGTAGTAGTTACCCCGTTTGTTGTTTCCGCTGTACCGCCAAGTGTTACAAAATCGCCATTTTGGTACCCGCCAGTGGTGTCTATTACACGTACAGTAGTAGAACTTGCAGTAGTGACAATGGGGTCATCAGCTAAGGTAATTGTGGCCTTACGGACAGGGGTAACATCGTTGTACTCACCTGATTCTTCTACGTAGAACTTCGTGTTTGTGCCTACCCCTACAAGTAAGTTACTAGCTAGAGTACGCCAGCTATGGATAGAGCGGGAAACACCATTAAACACCTTATTAGATATTTGTTGCCATCCACCGATCTTTTCCGGCAAGCCTTTACGGAACCGTACTTTGTCGGAGTCGTGCCATCCACCCTCAGTACTGTATCGAGTACCTTCTTTGTTTACACCGGGTTTTAGTTCTAACTTGCTTAATGGCATTGTTACCTCTTAATAAGTCCACAGCACAGGTACAGTACTACGTGTGTCTACGTGAACAAAAGTCTTAGCAATACCAATACCACTAAAACCTAGCTCGAATGCTAGTTTTGCTAGCAAGAATCTCTGCGCGCCGCTACTAACTCGTATGTCTGCGGCAATGCCTTTGCTGTGCATCCCCGGCTCTGCTTTCTTAGCTTCGATGGAATGCTTAGGGCTTCTGTAGCCAGAAGTAATTGTAAAGGCAAACCCCGCCGCCTCACGTAGCGCGTCTAACGCATGGATAAATTCATCCTGCATGTCATTCTCGCCAGTCTCTTGGCAATCAAATTCTTCTATTTTAAAGTATTTAAACTTACTCATCTGATTTATAACTCGCACCGAAGTAAAAAGAAGTTATGGCAGATACTACACCGCCCATATAGCCTAGGATTAGGCTTACTATAGTGTCGCTATTAGCATCAGGTGGCTGGATAGTAACAAGAAAAATATACCCCACGAAGCCCACCAGAGCGACGAGAGCAACGATTCTTGGCGTCCAATCACCTTTGTGTGCTTGTCTCGCATCTTTGACATCTTGAGCCTCCAAAGCAAATACATCGACTTCTAGCTCCGCCATCTTCTTCTCGAAGTCTAACTCGGCCTTTTTAATCTCGACAAGCTGCTCAGGTGTGGCAGATTGCATTGCTGTATCTATAGACTTAGCGTCTGACTTACAACCTAGTACGGATGCAATTGCTTGTGCAGCGGTGCCCCCAAGAGGGCCAGCTAGTGCCGCACCAAGTGTAGGAGCAACCGCCCCAATTAAGCCTTTAATAGCTTTAAAATTCATTTTACTTACCTACTTTTTGCATAGCTGATTTATGTGAAGCTGAAAAACTCTTACCGTTCTTCATTTCTTTACGCATAAAAGCCATATGCTTAGCTGTATGGTGTTCTTTATGCTTTTCTAACGTTGTTTTCTGCTGCTTGGTTAGCCCTGAAGTACGTTTGCGCATAGCCGTTATCTCAGTGGAGTACTGTTTAAGTTACTTAGTCTCGAACTAAGGCGCGCAATTTGCCCTTCAAGCCTTTCAATCGGGCTTTAAAGATTGCTAATTCGGCTTTTATTAACGCTAGCGCCGCTTTCGATTTTGCTTGTATCTTGACTTTGAAGCCCCCTAATAGTGCTTTCAAGTCGTTTAATAGTTTGGTTAGCATTGCCATTTTACCTTTTCTAGTCTCTTTTTAGTTCTATACCAGCCTCTAAAGCCGCTATACGTAGTTTTAAGTCAGTAAGCGAATCTTTAAGTTTTTCAGTAGCGCTATTGTGTTTTTGCTGCTGATCACTAACGTACACTAAAAGCATGTCTTGCCTAGCATCGGCAGGAAGTGCTCCTAACTCGCCTCTAGGCCATTTTACCCTAAACTCGCTGTTCTGATCTATGTCCATTTGAGTTTTGTCTAAAGCATGTTCCAAGAGGTTTAGCCGCTCTTGAATACCAAAGTAAGCCATAGTCGATATACAAGTAAAAGCAATCATAGCCACTAGGTTTCTGATTGGTATTGTTATACCTGTATTCTCACTAAGTTCCATAGCTAGATGAGTTGGCCAATAATAGCAACGCCACCAGAGATAATGAGCACATACAGCCCCCAAATAATGTTTTCTAGGCGGATAAACTTCTTAGAGCCATCGCTAAGCTGTTCTTTAATATGAGAGTACTTAATGTTGCACTCCGACTCATGCCGCTCAATACCCGCGATTGTTTCTACTAGCATTTCCTTCTGCGTTGCCATTACTACCTCTACAATATGTTTAAAGTTATGAAGCTAAAATTGCCTCTATTAAGTTCAGAATTATCAACCCACGTATCTTCTGTGGACACGGCGAATAGGTCAGACCTACCCAAACCGGCTTTTATTTGTGCGTAGTGGTCAGTTCCCGGACGTAAGAGTACTTTCCACTCCCCCATACCTAAATTAGTTAGGTACGTATGAATAGCGTCTGCTAAATCTAGGATAGATACCCCAGTAAGTATAAATGTAGCGTGGAACGTACCATTGTGTGGGGCACCTTCAAATAACCCTAACACTGTGTCATCGCTATCAGTGGTCAAGGACATTACTTTTTTAGATACTTCGTCGGCGTTAGTGAACTTCCAAACTATCTCGCTTAGTCGCACATCGTCAGTTTCATAGGTATAGCCTGCGTACACGTCTTGTACGTCTTTATTAGCAGTATACAACGACGATATTAGCGCAGTGTCGATAGCTTGTGGTGTTACTTCTGTCAATACATACATAATCTAACTAACCCCTTCCCAAGTTAATACTTTCACAGCACCCGCTGTCTCGCCCATTAAGTTATCTGCGCTGTCTGAAGCAACGCTAAGTTTTTCGTGTGTAGCCCCCCAAGCGTAAACACCCGACGTAGGGTCAAAAGGCTCTAGTCTTAACCCACTAAATA